AATCATAGTGTCATCAGAAACTTCATCTGCTATTGTTTCAATTCCTACAGGCTTTTTATCTTTTTTGTTTTTTGATCTTTCTATAGCTTCTTGACTTCGCATTAGATTTGCCGCCTGATCTTCCGCGCTTTGCAAGCCGAAAAGATTATAAAGCCCATCCTTACCATCATTTTCTGCTTTTTTCTGTGCAAGGTAGGCTTCTTGTTGTTCTACCAGCTTCTGATACTCAGTAGATGTAGGATCAATCGACCCTCCATAAGTCGAGGCGGCATTGTTTGACTGGTCAGAAGTTTTAAACCCGCCCAAACCGGAGTTTTTCAGGGCATCATACCCATAGGTAGCCGCTCCAATGAGGGGACTAATTCCAGACCCCATAGCCATCATTTCCAAAAATCCAATTTTTCCATCCCCGTTGAGATCGGTCATTCTATTAAAGAATGTTCTTTCGTTTGCTTTGGGGTCTACAACATTATTTGTTGATGAACTGTCTTGATTATTAGTTGAAGAAACTTGTGTATTACTCCCAGTAGAGGAACTTCCCGTAAATGAATTGAGAGTTGCATTGCTGGGAGTATAATTGTTGGAGCTTGAAGGGCTTCCCATAAACGAATTTAGCATTGCATTGCTGGGAGTATAATTGTTGGAGCCTGAGGGGCTTGCCATCGCAAAATCTGGATCAGAGAACGAACTTAGCGTTGCATTGCTGGGAGTTCCGAATGTAAAGGCTCCTTGCGTTTGATTGCCCCCTACATCTGGTGGCTTTCCTACTCCTTGGAAGTCACCAGAATAACCCATGTCATACATGAATTTTTCATCTCCACCAATACCAACCGTATTGTCATTTATGTTATTCATTTTACTAACTAGATAGGGTGTTTTCTTGTCTTTCTTAGCCTTAACTGAACTTTTGCTTTGAGTAGAGGCTTTCTCCTTGTCCTCTTGCGTAGCATTTGACCCTAAAGCATTCACCATTGATTTGCTGTAAGAAGGCAATCCACCTCGACCCATTCTCATTATTCCACTGTCAGGTGCTGAATTACTTGAACAATTAAAACCCATTATGCTATCACTCCTCGCTCTTTCAAAGCGTTTATCAATGAGCCTAATACATTCGCTACATCCGCTGTTGATGCAGATGTAGGATTTAAACTCTTAGTTGTAGTTACGTTAGATGTTTGAAATTTAGCGGCACGAGACCCCGTATTCGCCGCCAAGTTTAGATCGGCAAGCTCTCTATCAAGATCGTCTACAAGTTGTTCAGCCCACTTTTCCATTCTATATTCATTGCTAGTAAAGTCCGGCGGTGTTTGCCTAGTGCTTATAAATCGGGGAAGGGGAGCTGATGTACTTCTTGATGTAGCCATTATCGTTCTCCGTCAGGTTTAACATCTAATCTCATATCGCCAAGCCTCCAAATATCGTACAGACCGTCACTTTCAATTTTCATTGACATTTGACGACCTCTTATTCTTGGGTTTATCCGTGGAGTTTTTGCATAATCAACTCCGTCAATTGTTACGTCTCTCGTTCTTATTGTAAATGGACCCTTTGTTGTCTGGTCTCCGAGAGAGTCTTTCCTTGATTTTAGTGTAACTTTCGCGGTCTCATCCCTTACGGTTCCGCCGCCAGTGGTGAAATCAGTTATGGATATATCGGGCAATATTCTTGTTATAAGCTGAACTTGATCACCGTCTCCAATATCAAATTCTCCAGACTCAACAAATGCGTTGATCGGTGACCCAGCATCTGAAGTTCCATCCTCATGCTTGTAGATATACCCACCAGCATCTGCGGCTATATCATTATCAAAGACATTTTGATCAGCCCATGCCGTTCTTGTAAACGTACCAACATCCCAGCAATTCAATGCAAAGTTGTATTTTACATATCTGTTGTTTTCCTTGTTTAACCCTCCAGCCGAGTAATTAGTGCTTTCGTCTGTCACGCCTTTCGTTGGGTAAAACCACCAGATTTCACTAAACTCTTTGTTGATTCCAGAAACAACTTTATTTGCCTGAACATGATTAAAGTCATTAAAAACATAATTGTTTACAGGATTGGGAAGAGGGCGGACTGACCCGTCAAAAACAAAGAATGACTCGTAGCTCATCCAGTATACAATACCATTAACATCAACCACCGCCTGTGGACTTACGAGTCCGCACTTAGAGGCAACTTCTCTAAAACCAAAAGTGTAAGGCGGTCCTTGGAAAACCATTGAATGAATAGAGTTATCGGTAAAAATTAATGTTTGCCCTCTTGTTTTCTTTGCTCCTATAATTCTTGTTCCACCACTTAAAAGTGTTCTTCCAGCCGTATTTGTTTCATCAAACTTTGTCCACGTTGCTATGGTCTCTTGGTCAGACCATTGAACCGACATGGGATCGTCTGCCCCAAAGCACACAAGGTGTCTATCTGGTGTCGATACAAACACTCCCTGAACTTCCGCTGGAGGAGTATTCGTTTGACTTCCAGTATATGCGGTGTTTGCGGTAACGTAAGTTTGATCTATAAAAAAAGCTCTTGTTCCTATTCCATCTGAAGCGTCCCAATAAATGGGTGGGCCTCCTTGGAATGAAGCTATAAGATCTTCTCCAAAATTATCAAAAGTCCACGTTCTTAAAAAGATCTCAACAGCTTCTGATGCTGGTTGGCTCCACCCTCTGGTGTAGTTTCCTCCAGCTTGGTATATTCCAACACCCCATCCGTATTCAAACGACGCATCTTCTGGTCCGGGGGAAGCTAAATACTTGAAAGAGACCGTACCTCCGCCAGTTCCTGTGCTACCGGCGTTTGTTGCCATTTCAAACGTGTAAGTTGACCCGTCAATTATTGTAACTTCAAACTCTGTATTTGCGGCAATATTCTGACCTCCCAGAGTAATAGCTCCAAGAACAATTCTTGGCTTTAAACTTCCATCTTTCCCAGAACTCTCTTCCATTCCATGAGCCGAGTGGGTTGCAGTTATAACTTTACTGCCAGATGTGTGAGCAAAAGCACTTCCAGCTAATGTTCCAGATTTCTTTGATGGGGTAACGTCATATAAGCCTTCTGTTTTTATTACATAAAGATGCGTGTTCGTTCCTATAGCGACAAGATTGTTGCCAGCATTATCTCTCCAAGTATGAAGACCTCTGCAAATTCCAATGAAGCTACCAGAGTTAAATAAAGACCAGCCACCTATCTTTTGAGGTCTCCCATTCCAAAACCTTATTTTGTCGGAATCAATCCATCTACCTTCAGCACTATAAGCCGTATCGTCTTTTACGATTCCGGGCTGTATTTTAAGTTTTGTTAATGGCATTATTATCCACCTTGAGCTTCAACAATTTTCTGCTGTACCCATGCGAGGGTAACACGAGTTGTTTCTTGTGTGGTTAGGTCTTCCCTGTGAATTGATAAATTTTCTTTATCAAGCGTATCATTTCCATACGCCACATAAGTAAGTTCTGGACCGTAGTACTCATTGTATGTCACACAAAGATTAAAAATTTCTTGCATACTAAACTGCCTGTATTGGTATTGCGGTAATTGCCCCAGCCTTACCAGTTGAATTAGAAGTTACGGTCCAAACTGATGAAGAAGCAACACTAACAATAGATGAGCCTCCAGATATATTAGAATTATAACCGTTATTAGAACTCGCAAAAGTTGGAGTTAATGTTGTCGTTCCATCATTAACACTAAAGGTTGGAGCGGTAGTTGTATTTGTTGTTCCAGAGTTTTTATTCATGGTAATAAAATAGCATAACCAGTAGGTTCCAGTTGGTAATGTAAGAGAAGCCTTAGTTGATTGATTTCCCAAAAAAGACCCAAAGGCATGTAGCCACCCAGTTCGAGAATTTGTACTAGAAACTGTAGTATAGTAAGATGGGTTTAATCCAAATTTTGCAAAATAAATTGCAGGTTTAGGAGTATTCCCTCTGTTAAAACTTACTGGCAAACCAGAATAATCTGTTCCCCAAGTTGACTGAAGCCAAGTGTAATCTCTATAAGTGTGGTAATTGCCACTAGGCTTGCCAAATACCCAACCATCAGAATCACTATTGTGTTGGTCATTTTTATCTTGAATTCCAACATAACCCACTGCAAGAGCAATACTTGAATTTGATGTGGCAGTTGACCCACCGCCAAGAGTAACTACTGCACTAGACCAGTTACTTGGTTGTTCGGTTGTTGCCGATGATGCACCGTACCATTCTGAAAACTGCATATTTGCTTCGTTACCTTTACCAATCAAGGCTCGAATGTCGGAATCATTTATTGTTGCAGTTGACCCACTCGTTCCACCAACTTCCAGATGAATTTCATTTAAAGATATTTGGGGTCCAGTTGTTATTGGCATTGTTAGTCCTTGCTGTCTTTATGGCAATTTTTCTCACGGCAACTATAACAATCACACTCTTCCATTTTTTCAATCTTAGCTGTTAATTCTTTTACCGCTTGGATCAACAAACCGGTAATATTTCCATAAGCTACCGATTTAAATGACGAGTCAGAATTAACGAGCATAGGCATAACTTTCTCTAACTCTTGAGCTATAACTCCGCTACCTTCTTTTCCGTGCATGGTGTAGGTAACACCGCGAATTGCGTTAACTTTATCCAAAGCATTTTCAATAGTTTTTACATCCGTTTTCAGTGCGATATCGGAGTATGCTGTGATATTTCCAGATGCTGTAAATGATCCAGTTAAACTATTTCCAGAGTTCGAAAGATTTCCTAATCCAACCTCGGTTGGGCTATCGATTGTACAGTTAAATGTTGTCCCAGATAGGCTCATACCTGTTCCGGCCGAATAGGTTGTTCCTCCACCGTCCGATATACCGTATCCAGCAAGTGTAGTTGGCTTGCTTGTAAGAGAGGCAAATGTATGAGTGTGAGAGGGAAGGGATGTTAAATACCCAACATTATTTGAAAAAGTACTTATTGCGGGGGCTGAACCAGTTAATGCTGACCAAGCAGAACTCGATGTTCCAGTGCCAAGTCCTGTGACATGACCAAATTCATCTAGAGTTATATCTTGAATAAATGTCGTTCCTGAGTTGTTAGAGCTTGCTTGCGTTGATGTATCTGCGTGAGCAAAAGTAATAATATCACCACTCTCAGCTATGGTAAGACCATGCGTTGAGCCGACAACTCCAACAGCTAATTTAATGTCATCTGTTGTTCCGTCAGAGGAGGTGAGTCTAATTATTTTATTGTTACTGTCAGATCCATCTTCTGTAGATGTCGAGTAGCTATTAACCGCTGGACCCGCTATATTAATTTTTCCTATCGATGTCCCAGTAACAACTCCACGAGTTATTGTAATATTTTGACCACCCTCAATGCACAGATCATCTACATCACCGCTTGCACCATCTCCGACAAGCCGAATGTTTGCAGAATTAGATACTGATCCGTTTGCCGCCGACAAATCATAAAGAGTATTTGGCTGGTTATTATTAGATGACGTTGAAACCGCTGATGAT